CAACCTTAACAGATAATGGTAGTGGTAGTAATAACGGAACTATGAATAATTTTAGTACATTCTCAACTGATGTACCTTAAAAATAAAATAATATGGCAAATACAATAGGATACGGACAAGGTGCAGTTAATAACACGAATGGCTTTGGTAAAGCACCAACAAATAACACAATAGACTTTGGCGAAGTTTGTGCAGATAGTTGGAGTCCAGAAACTAACTTAACCGGAACGGCAAGTACGCCAAGTTTTAGCAATACTCAAAGCATACAACTTGACGGCATAGACGATTATGTAGAAGTATCAGATGCAGATAATTTAAGTTTTGGTAATGGTACTACTGATTCGCCTTTTAGCCTATCGGCTTGGGTAAAAATTTCAAATTTTAATAATGCCCATATTATATTTGAAAAACGTGACCACGCCAACAATAATAATTATGAATATGTTTTAGCAATAACATCTGCGGGAGGTATTAATAATAATATTTACGATTACAATAGTTTAAATCGCAGAGGTAGGAAAACAAGTGATGGTTTAATTAGTTTAAATACTTGGTATCATATTGCTATGACATATAGTGGTGTAGGTGGAACAAATGCAAGTGACGGCATAAAAACATATTTAAATGGTGTTAGAGTAGATAATGCCAATAATCAAAAAAATACATACACCGCAATGCATAATACAAATCAACCTTTTAAAATTGGTCGAATATTAGCAGGTAATATAGACGAAGCATCTGTATTTGACGTAGAACTGTCTGCAAGTGATGTAACAAACATTTATAATAGCGGTTTACCTAATGACATTTCGAGTATTAGTGGTTTAGTCAGTTGGTGGCGATTTGAAGGCACAGGCACAACTGCAACAGATAGCGGAAGCGGTGGTAATAACGGAACACTAACTAATGGAGTAACAAGGTCAAGTGATGTACCTACATAAAAACGAATAAAAAATAAAAACAATGTTAAAAACCTTTAGTACATACGCAATAATACAAACAAGTGATTTGGCAAACATAGACTTTGATCAGATTGGAGAAACAAACGAAAACACTTTACGCTACAATTTAGCGAATACTGAATTTGTCATTAAGTGGAATAGCACACCAACTTTTATAAGTGACGGATCAATACTGCCTGTTTCTACATTAACACACCAAGAAGCTTTGGCACTTATGGCTACACCAGAATGGTCTGAACCTATAGAAATAGAATAATGAGACATACAAACGTTCTTGCAATATTATATTTTGCGACTGGGTATTTTGCTACCTTGTGCATGATCTTTAATGAGCAATTATACGTACAAGCTCTTGGTGGTTTTCTTGGAATTTACTTAACTTACATGCTAATTGAACAACTAGAATCATGAGAACACAGGTTATACTTTTAACAACTAAATTACAAACATATTCAAGCAAACTAATGGCTATAGTTTTATCATTCTTTTTGCCTATTGTAGGCATATTAATATTAATTGCGGCATCTGTTTTCTTAGACACAATTACTGGTGTTTGGAAAGCTAAAAAATTAAATATGCCAATAACAAGCAGAAGGCTATCTGCTATTATTTCTAAAATACTTTTATACGAGGTAACGGTCATGCTGTTTTATTTGATTGATTATTTTCTGGTTAATGAATTAATCATGACATTTTTCAGTATTGAAATGCTTACAACAAAGGTATTGGCTTTAACATTGGTATCTATTGAGGTTATAAGTATCAACGAAAATTACAAAGCAGTAAAGGGCATTGACCTCTGGGCATCCTTAAAAAATCTATTTGCAAGAGCAAAAGAAGTAACAAGCGATTTTAAAAGCATTAATGAGAAAAATAAATAAGATCATATTACACTGCTCCGCTACTCCAGAGGGCAGAAACCATGATGTAGAGGATATTAGGAGGTGGCATTTACGCAGAGGATTCTCAGATATTGGCTACCATTATCTTATTCACATAGACGGGAGGATTGAGAAAGGCAGACCAATTGAGAAGCAAGGAGCTCATTGTTCAGGACAAAACAGAAATTCAATCGGCATTTGCTATGTTGGAGGTATGGATAAGGACATGAAAAAGGCTAAGGATACCAGGACCCCAGAACAGAAAGATTCATTAATCTATTTAATGCACGAATTGATATACAAGTACAATAAGGATATGACTATTCATGGTCACAATGAATTTGCGGCAAAATCATGCCCAAGTTTCAACGTAAAAGTAGAATATGCGAATTTGTAGTTTATTTTTGATTTTAGCGCTTTTTTCTTGCTCTGCTAAGTATCACTATAGGAAAGCTATTAAAAAGGGCTTAGAGGTCGTTAAAATGAGTGACACGATAAGAATAAGCACAATAGATAGTATTCCAGTAATAAAACACGACACTATTGTGTATGAGCATTTTTACAGTTCAAAGGATACGATAATAGAATACAAGAACGTATATGTACCTCAGACAAGGTTGGAAACAAGAATCGAATACAAGCTAAAGAGGGACACGCTTAAAATGATTACGAGAGTTGAGGTACAAAAAGCTAAAGCTGAAGGCAAAAAAAATAAAGATCCTAACATGTGGCTGTGGATAATTTTTATTTGTGTGTTCGGTTTGGTAATGTATTTAGCAACTAGATTAGTAAATAAATACCTATGATAAAACGACATAGCAAAAATGTGCATGAGTTATTTCTGGAGGGTAACGATGTGCGTATTGCTATGCTCAGCGATATCCATTGGGACAATCCTAAATGTGACAGAGAACTGCTCAAAAAGCATTTAGATTACTGTAAAAAAGAGAACATACCGGTAATGATTAATGGCGATATGTTCTGCTTAATGCAGGGACGAGGAGATAATAGGAGGAACAAATCAGACATCAGACCTGAGCATAATAATGCAAGATACTTGGATTCAGTAGTTGAAACGGCGGTTGAATGGTGGTCACCTTATGCAGATATATTGACTGTTATTGGCTACGGAAACCATGAGACAGGAATAATTAAATACCAAGAAACTGACATACTCCAAAGATTCGTTGATCTGCTAAATCTTAAATGTCACAGTCAGGTGCATACAGGAGGCTATGGAGGTTGGTTTATTATTAAAGCAGGAAAGAATAATCACATTTGTACTGTAAAGATTAAATATTACCATGGTAGCGGAGGCGGTGGGATAGTAACCAAAGGAGCTTTAAATCTAACCAGAGCGCTTGAAAAGTACCATAACATGGACGTATTCACTATGGGGCATATCCATGAGAATAGTGCAAGAAATGATGTGCTTGATAGTTTAAACCATAATGCTCACCAAGGTTATTATGTAGAACATAGACCCATACACATGATGATTACGGGCACATACAAAGAAGAGTATGGCGACGGCTCAAAAGGATGGCACGTAGAAAGAGGTGCTCCAATTAAACCAATCGGAGGAAGGATTTTGACTATTAAAGTTGAAAGATCCAGAAAAAATAATGAGGATAAAATGCACAAGTACATAGATTCTCACAGGATTTTTTAGTAGTATTTTCAGGGGTTACAGATAGCTATTCACTTTTTTTTGTTAATAAATGTGCAAAAAAGCTTTGTGCATATATATCTATTGTGTAGATTTGTTATACAATTATTAATTAAAAAAGAAAAATGGAAAAACTTAATGATCTTTATTTGACAATTGAAGAATTTGACAAAGAATTAAATAGTTGTTTGACTATATTACAAGAACCAACTGAAAATAAAAAATACTATGTATGTGAATATGTTTCATATTCGTTGCATAAAAGTTTAGTTAATGTTTATATAAAATAAAAAAATGACACGTTTAGAAAAATTAGAAACACTTACACAAATTGATGAGTACATTAAGTACTACGAAAGACTTATTGACGACAGACAATGGTCTAATGAATTTGGTGTTGGTCAAGTTATGCAATCTATTAGAAAGACGAATGACCACGACATTGACATTTACACAAGATGTATTGCAAGACTTAATCAAAGATTTAGAAAATTAGTATTAACACTTAAATAAATAGATATGTCAGAGGAAATAACAAAGAGATTGCACGACATTAATACGTTTATGAGTACAGAGGACAATGAAACGTATTTAATAGGCAGAGATGAGAATGGAAAGGACTTTACTTTAGTTCTGGATACCATTGAATTGTTGGAATGGCTCGACATTAAATATATGAAAGAGCAGAGTAAAAAATATATTAATAATCTTTAAATAAATAATTATGTACGAAGTTATAGGAACATACCAAAATTGTAGTCCTGAGGTATTGGACGAAGCACACACTAAAGAATATGCCTTAATGCTTATGAGAGAATACAAAGTAGCATTTGGCGAAGGTTGGAAAATTTATATAAAAAAAGTAAGACAATGAGAAGTTACCCAATATGGAATAGCGTTACGGCGTGTATTTACAAATCAGACAAAAGCTATGGTGCGCAAAATGAAAGCACCAATAGAATCTATGTCGGCAGTTCAAAAAACAACAGCCACAAGTTAGCAACAATAACAACTAAAAAGCATATACTTAACGACCAGATTAGCTTTGAATTAAGTGTTAATGGTAAAATAATCAATGTTTTAAAGTTTGAGAATAATAACGGAATAGCAGGTAAATTAATACAAGAAAAAACATTATGAAAATAGATATACATGAGCTTGATTCAGCCGATTACAAAGTAGAATTTGCAATAAATAGTATTGATTACAAATGCTATTATGATATTCATGAAATAAGGCAGGAATATCCAGTTAGCTTTAATACAATCACATCTAAAACCACGTATGAAATAGAGGAATTTTTGTACCGAGTACCAGATGTTAAAACCTTAGAGAGAGATGACAACGAGGCTGTTGTTGATCCTGGAGAGATTTGCCGATGGCTTGAGTTAAGAATTAATAGTTATGACCATGAATAAAATAAACTCGTTTAGATGGAATAATTTTGACCACAAATTATATCTGAGATACCTAAAAGCAAAAGGAATGTACAAATACAGAATCACTTATAAGTATTACAAAGGCAATAATACTGATGCAGAATGCTGTAAAGCTATTAAATATGTTACGGCTTATGATCGAAAAGATGCTATTAATAAATTTGATTTGTGGAAAGGGTTAATTTTGAAAGTCGAAAAATTATGAAAAGATTGATCGAATATATTTACACAATAATAATAACTTGGATATATGGAAGACTTGATTAAAGACATTGAAAAGTGCGTGAAAAAGCACAATTTAAGAACTAAAAGCAGATACAGGCAGATAGTTCATCGCAGAATGTTTATTTATAATTTATTGCATACGCATAAAGTACCCGTATCACATATTGCCAATTATTTTGGTATGCATCATGCTACTGTCATTCATGGATTGAAGCAGATTAAAGTCTATAAAAATGACAAATTGTATCTGGAGGACACGGAAATTTATCGCAGATACTTTGAAATCAGATTGAAAAAATATAATATTGATATTTCGCAATCAAAATATATTTTAGGTGCTTTATGCTCTATGCAATATTACCATATTCTAAAGGATATAAACCAAACTGTATTTGATATTGAGAAAAGAATAAAAAAATTACGTGAAAGAATAAATAATTTATAATAATGGCAAAGGACAAAAAAAGTTTTATACTCTATGCGGACATCATTCACTCCGTTAATATCCTGGATAATGAGCAGACAGGAATATTATTTAAACACATTTTAGCTTATGTAAATGACCAGAATCCAGAGGTTAATGATCCACTCATCAAACTTGCATTTGAACCTATTAAACAACAATTAAAAAGGGATTTAAGGAAATATGAGGATATGCTTAAAAAAAGAAGTGAGGCAGGGAAAAAAGGAATGGCTAAAAGATGGTCAAAGGATAACAAAAATAACACGAGTTATAAAAGCATAACAAGTATAACTGATAATGATACTGATAATGATAATGATATATATAAGAGCTTCGCTCATTTATCTATTACAAAAAAGCAATATGAAAAGCTTTGTATAGAGTATGGAGTAAATAATACAGATACTGTTTTGGAACAGATTGAAAACTATAAACAGAACACTAAATACAAATCCTTATATTTAACTGCAAAGAATTGGCTAAGGAAAATGCCAAAAGATGAGAACAATGATAAATTAGTTCAACAAGCAAAGCAGTTAGGTTATGTTAAGTAAGGGAATTCACAACAAATATTTATTGGATTTAAAGCATGGTAATATTCGGCAAGGTCTGGGTATCGGTTGCAAATTAGATGAGTATTATTTGTTCAAACAAAAAGAATTAACGATAATTTGTGGGCATGACAATGTTGGCAAAAGCTATTGGATTTTTTGGTATTTTTTAGTATTAGCTTTAAAACATGATTTAAAGTTTTGCATATATGCGGCAGAAAACCAATATGGGCAAATAATGAGAGATTTGATTCAAATGTATGCTGGTATCAATTTCAATAAATTATCTGACAAACAAATCATGAGTTATGCAACGTATTTAGAGCAGTATTTTGATTTTATAGATAATTCAAAACTATATACTCCAGAGGAGCTGATAAAAGAGTTTGATAAAAGCAATGCTCATGGTTTTTTAATTGATCCATATACGGCTCTAAACAGAAAATTTGGATATGAGGCTAACTATGAATTTCTAAATATGACAAGGCAGTATGTTAATCAATCGGGAAAAAGTATTTATATTAACACGCATCCAACCTCAGAAAGTGGAAGAACTGGAAATATTTACCCTAAGGGGCACATGTGGGAGGGACATTTGAAACCTCCTATGTCTGCTCATGTCGAAGGAGGCAAGTCTTGGTTAAATAGAACGGATAGCTTTTTGACGATTCATAGGTTGGTAAAACATGAGACAATGAAATATGTAACTTTAATTTCAGTTGATAAAATCAAAGACACAAGTTCTGGAGGTAAACAAACTCTATTGGATGATTACATTTTATGCGATTTTAACAGAGGTCTTGGATTTAGTGTTTATGGCGTTGACCCTTTAAATTATGTCAGATGATTGAAAGCATAGATATATTCATGGCTAAGATTAATCTGCAGACTACTATTTTAAAATTTGTTAGTAGCATAGAGGAGTTGCAGGAAAAACATCCAGAGAGAGAGGATTTGATTGAATCAATGTTAACCTCATTGGAGCATTTAAATAAATACAAAGAGGTTTTTGATCAATTAGAGGAAAGTTTTTACATAGAATGCAAGACTAATCTAAGACATCAGATGCATATTGCGGATTTAAAACAAGAAGTATTGATGTTAAAACAAGAAATAAAAGACTTAAAGACGGAACTATGAAAGTATTAAATCTTTATGCTTGTTTAGGTGGTAATAGGTTGTTATGGGACAACTGCGAAGTGACTGCGGTAGAATTAGACCAAGAACTTGCAAAACTTTATCAAGAAAGGTTTCCTAAAGACAAAGTAATAGTAGCAGACGCACACCAATATTTATTAGATCATTACAAAGAATTTGATTTTATTTGGTCGTCCCCACCTTGTCCTACACATAGTAAAGTAAGAGTAACACAAAAAAATCAAGATTTTTATATTCCTAAATATCCAGATATGAAATTATATCAAGAAATTATTTTTTTAAATGAACACTTTAAAGGTAAGTATGTAGTTGAAAATGTTATACCATATTATCAACCTTTAATACCAGCAAAAAAAAGAGGCAGACATTTATATTGGACAAATTTTAATTTACCTAATGTAATAGATAGAAGCGAAAGTAAAGGTATTATGTGTGGGCAAACAAATGATGAAATGTTAAAATTGTGTGAATTACACAAAATTAATATTGATTTTTTAAAAAGTTATAAAGGCAAACAATCAAAACTAAAAATTATTAGAAATTTAGTAGACTACGTTGTTGGTAAAACTATTTTTGATGTAGCTAGAGACACCTATAAAAACACGAATACAAACCAAGCAAGCTTATTTTAAATGCCAAGATGTAAGAATTGCAGAGAGAAATTTGAACCTAAGCATTTTAATCAAAAGTATTGCTTCAAGTCTGAGTGCGTTAAAACGTGGGTTCAGGTAGCAAAAAAAAACAATTGGAAAAAGGAAAAAAAGAAACTAAAGCAGGAGCTAGAAACTGTTCAAAGTTTAACAAAAAAAGCTCAACGATATTTTAATGCATTCATTCGACTTAGAGATCAGGGAAAAGATTGCATTTCATGTGGTAAAAAACTCACAGGAAAGTTTGATGCAGGGCATTACTTTAGCTCTGGAGGGCATAAGATATTGACATTTAACGAAGACAATGTTCATGGGCAATGCGTTCATTGTAACAGAGATTTGCATGGTAATTTATTGGAGTATCAAATTGGAATTGCTTCCAGAATCGGAACAGAAAGATTATTTGAATTGCATTCAGAGGCTCACAAAGTAAGGAAATATACAAGAGAAGAGCTAAGAGAAATAATTGAAATTTACAAGGCAAAGGCGAAAGACTTAAATAAATAATGTGTATATTTGTTATACAATTATTAATTAAAAAAAAGTTATGAAGGAATTAAAATCTATTAACATTAAGGGAAAGCAGTACGTTGAAGTCAACGAAAGGTTGCGTTATTTCAGAGAGAATTACAAAGACTGGAGTCTTGAATCTGGAGTGATTGAAAAGACTGAGAACAGTATTATTATCAAAGCCACGATCAAAGATAATGAGGGCAGAGTTCGTGCTACAGGTCTTGCAGAGGAAATCAAAGGAAGCACATTTATTAACAAGACAAGTTACGTAGAGAATTGCGAAACATCTGCTTGGGGAAGAGCATTAGCTAATTTAGGTATTGGCATAGATGTATCGGTTGCGAGTTTTGATGAGGTTGCAAATGCGATTACTCAGCAGAAGCCTAAAGCAAAGAAAAAGAAACCAATTAGTGATGAAATATTCGAGGAGGCAATACTTGCTATCTCTGAGGGCAGATATACTCATGAAAAGTTGCGTAATGATTTTGATTTAACTAAGGAACAATTAAAAAGTATAACGGCATGCTAAGGATAAGATGTAGCGCAATTGGTAATATTATGACCAATGCAAGAAGTAAAACAGAGACGTTAAGCAAGACTACTAAGAAGTATATTCAAGAACTTGCATTAGAGGATGTCTATGGGATTAAAAAAGATTTCACTAATAAATATATTCAGAAAGGTCATGAGGTCGAAAGAGATGGCATTGAATTAGCTGAGGAGCAGATGGATTTAGGATTCCTTTACAAGAATGAGGAGAGATTCAGAAATGATTATCTAACTGGCATTCCAGATGTAAATACTGACAAATGCCTATTAGACATAAAGAGCAGTTATGATGCAAGTACATACCCGTGGTTTGAAACTGAGATACCTACCAAAGCATATTACTATCAATTACAGGGATATATGGCTTTAACAGGAAAGAGAAAGGCATATCTTTGTTATTGTTTGTTAAATACTCCTATGCACATGGTTGAGGATGAGGTAAGGAAAGCTCATTGGCAGAATTATTTGATTGATGAGAACGAGGAACTCAGAGCAGAAGTAGAAAAAAAGCATATAGTTGATCACATTCCTGCAAATAAAAGATTAAAAGTTTTCGAGGTAAGGTATGACAAGGATGTAGTAAAGGCTATTTATGAGAGGGTAAAAGAATGCAGAGTATATTATGAGGAATTAGTTAAACAATTAAAAGATGAGTAAAGAGAGATTAACAGAAACTATCAATGTAAGGATAACTGACAATGAAAAAAAGCTAATGAATACAGTTATTGAAACATGGTACCCAAGACTAAAAACAGGTGCATATATTAGAATGGTATTGCATCTGCATTGGAGGAAGTTAGCAGAGATGCAAGACAACGATAAATTAGATAGTGCAATACAGGAATTTTTAAAAATAAAATAAATGGAACATAAAGAAAACACGGGCGTACTATTTAGAAACAAGTACAAAGAGAAAGACAGTCAGCCCGATTATAAAGGAACGGCATTAATTGATGGAAAATTGAAAGAGGTAGCTCTATGGATCAATACTTCAAAAAACAATGTGCAATATTTTAAAGCTCAATTCCAAGATTCAACAAAAGAAGTTGAGCAAGGAGGTATTCAGAAAGATCAAGAAATAAAAAAGGAGCAAAAAGATGATGGATTACCATTTTAATTGATTAGATTAGCATTCATTATAACTTTTTTTGTAATAATTGCTACAGAAAGCCCCTCAAATCTGAGGGGTTTTTTATTATCAACAATCTGGTGTTTATAATTTAGTTTTGTAGGTAATACAAAAAAATTACTACATTTGATTAATTTGTAAAACATGGATTGGATAAAAAAAGTGCAGGAAAAAGAAGCAGATTTTTTGAAAATCATATATAAAAAGGGCGAGTTTTTTTATGCAAAAGATATTGTTCAAGAGTTTTACATCAAGTTAATGTTATATTCATCTGAGGAAAAGGTTATCAAAAACGGAAAACTAAACATGGGGTATTTGTATTATGTTCTGAAAAATATTTTTTTAAATTATCAAAATGAAAAGAATAAAATCCAGAAAATCAATGCAGATGATGTTCAGTTATCTGTCAATTATGACTATTACGATGGGGACACAAGCAGAGAATTGGAGTTACAAATCCAAGAGCAAATAAGCTCATGGAGTTATTTTGACAGAGAGTTGTTCAAATTATATACTGGAATATGTGATGAGCACAGATCGGACAGTATCAGCATTAGAAGTATTGCAGACGGCAGTCGTATCAGCACAAAAACAATCTTTTATACTCTCAAAAGATGCAAACAAAAGATTAGAGAGGAGCTCGGGGATGAGTATGCCGATTACTTAAATAAACAGAAAAAAAAGCAAATCAAATAATATGGCAGAGAAAAAAACAAGGAAAAAAAGAACGCCTAAAAAAAAGCTTAATGAGGGTGTGGGCGATAAGATTGAAAAAGTATTTAAAAAAACTGGGGTTGACAAGGTTGCAAAGTTTATCATGGGTGAGGATTGTGGATGCGATGAACGCAAAGAAAAACTCAATGAGATGTTTGCAAGATTTACAGAGCCAGAATGCTTGCTGGAGGATGAATACAAGTGGCTCGAAAACTGGTACAGCCAAGAGCGTAATATTATGAAACAATCAGAGCAAAATGAGTTTATAGCTATATACAAAAGAGTATTCAGAGTAAGGGGAAAAATAAGCACTCATTGTCCCAGTTGCATGCGTGATTATTTAAGTAAAATGAAAAGACTTTTCGACACATACCAAGACTGATGATTGTAATAACTGGACATCCAATAAGGCATAAAAAAAGGATTCAAGAAATACAAGCAAGATTTTTAGATTCTGGAGCAGAG